TTGCACTGTTGATTTAGAGAACCCAGCAGAACGGGACAATATGGCCTTACACATGGCCGAGAAGGCACCGGCCTATATCATGGATTTTCTCGACGATATATTTGAAGACATATACACGGACATGGATTTAAATATAGTCTGATCATTCATATCTGAGCTGGTTAACTCTCCTTTCCAGCTCCGGACCTGAGCAAGTCCGCCAAAAGGGCTCACATTATCTAAAGGCATTACAAATAGTGTCTTTAGATAATGACAAAGGGGCCAAGCGGGCCTGATTGTTATTAAGGCAGGCCATGACAAGGGGTAACCCGTAAAAGTGGCTTAAACATAAAATATGGAGCATATAACATGCATAGAGTAATAGATAGAATACTGCTAAAGCAGAAAATAGAGAGTCAAGGCAATAAAATCTTCTCGGTTGATTTTTACAAGAAAGACGGGACGCCAAGAAGAATGAACTGCAGGCTACATGTGAAAACACCACTTAAGGGGGGACTAAATAATGTAGAGCCTAATAATCCTCACTTGAAGGTAGTCTATGACTTAAAGTCAAAAGGCTATAGGACTATTAACTTAAACACTATTTACGCCTGCTCACTAAACGGCAAAGCGTATGAAGTACAACAACCGGAGAAGTAGAAATGAGAATACTAATAATTGAAAATGATTTTGATAAGAAGCTTAAGTTATGGAGACTTTTAAGCCTGAACCATGGGTCAATTGATATGGATTTTGTCTACGGCACAGAAGAGCAAGATGATGTAGACGAAGAGGGCACCGGAAGGGCTAAATTCGACGGTATATCGCTTACACTTACCGATCCTATGGATGCACACAAACTAGAAAGCATACTAGCTTATCAGCTAGAGTATGAAGACGGGGGGAAATCATGAATAAGGCAACATTCGTTAACGGTAGCTGCATTTACTTTGGTGAAAACTACGAGTTTCAACTAGCAAGTGAGACCTACCATAAACACACTACGCTTATCATCAAGCCTGTACACCTTAAGATCCTTAAGAACGAAACAGGGCGCACTAGGGCGCAATTGAAGGGTGACATAGTAACTGAGTGGTTTGCTGAGGAAAATGAGCAAATACGTGAGCACAACAATGCAGTCGCAAAGCAAAGGAGGGCTAAAAAATGTTCCCACAAGTAGAACGTGTAGCGTTAATAATGAATAAGGAAGAAACAGCACTTTATAACTTTATGCTCGATCAGGACATAAGCATCGAAACAGTACTAGATGTTATTATTAAATCTAATGCTTTAGTAGGTGTGGGGATCATAAGCTTAAACGATCAAGTGGACGAGCATTTAAATCTATGGATCAAATACAGGGGAAGATCATAATGAATAACATACAAAAACAAATACTAGAGCAGTGTCTTTTGGGATCACCAGAAGGCACACTGAGGGAGGTCCAGTCTATTGAGGACCTACCGTTAGATGTGACAAACTTTCTGGAAGATCACAATGAAGGTGATTCGCTGCTGGAGCCTGACGCCCCACTATGGGATCAGATAGAGATTTACATACACAATCACTACAGAGAGCAAAGGCGCTATAAGAGGCGCATGAGTGACTTACCGATAGGGGGATCTTATGACTGACGATCAAACGTGTGTGCTGTGCCTTGGGCAACTGGAGTACTACCACTCAAACGAACCACTGGAAGAAACTTGGTGCTGTATTAACTGCTTAACGCTGTATACGGTGCCACTGAAACGTGTGTGGGAAGAAATGCAATTAGAAGAATAGGAGTAATTATGCAACATACAAAAGAACAACTAAGAACTAAACTAGAGGCCATTCAAGCTTTACACAAGGACCTCAGGACACACTTTGAACCGAGTCCTGATATAAGACATTTGATAAAATCAGCAGATGTGCTGGTCGAAGAGCTGCTTCGTGAGGACTCTTTGGTGTCCACTAAGGGGGAACCCATAAACCTACTGATACCACTAACTGCTTTTGATATAGAGATATTGAAGGATGTGGTTTACAACGATGTAGATATAGAATGGACCTTTGAGGCTGACACAGGGGAGAGGATATGCCTGTTCTTTAAGAATGAACAAGACACATGTCAAGAGCTGCCTGTTGAGCCAGAACCAAGTGAGTTAGATCTTAAGAGGCAACTGAAGGAACTGTACGAGGCCATTGTCGGTGAGAACGGCCATAAACGGTTTACTCATGTAGAACTGATCGAAGCGATCTTTGAGATGTATGACAATGCTAAGAAATGGGAGGAGTCATGAAGGGAACTACAATAGGATTTGTCTGTGGTTTTTGTTTGGGGATGTTAATCATGTCAATCATAGTGGTAGACCAGATGGGTCTAGCTGTTTCACTGGGGACCTGACATGGGATTAGAAGAAGTACCACTAGGGGTCCTGATAGAGTTAAAACTTTACCTAGGGCCCCTGATAGATGGCGCCAACCACTGGTGGCAAACATGCGGTATGTCAATGCCGGAAGCAGCCATCAAATACAAGGATGTACACGACACGGCACACCTTATGGGTTATTTTCCGGACCACTGGATGCCACATTTAATTGATTTAATTTATAACTAGGAGTTAGTATGAAAGAAGCACAATATAAAATGTCATCAGCAGATGCAGTAATGATTTGTGAGGGTGTATACGAGCCAGTCGACGAAGCTCAATTCTATGAAGCATGGCAGACACTGATTGATAACGATATAGTTTGGCAACTTCAGGGTTGGTATGGAAGAGCTGCTAAACACTTTATCGAAATTGGGGTTTGCACAGCATATGAGGATTTATATAGTCCGTCCGGAGGTGATGATGTTCCCATTCAGTGAGGATGCACTATCTACGATAGCCCTCTACATTACCATATTTACGTATGTAGGGGCTTTAATAGCCGTAGGTATACCAACGTATGCCTACATTAAAATAAGATCTAAAAAGAGGAAATAGCAATGTATAAGATGATAGTAAGAAGAATACTTAGAAGACTCAGTAATGAGGATTTACAATTCATATCCAAGAACCTATACCCGAGACAACGACAATACCTAAAGGAGGCCTTGGGATGTCCAAAAAGAACGATAACTTAATAAACCCACAACACTATAAGAGTCATCCTTCAGGGGTTGAATGTATAACAATCACAGCTCATATGGGTTTTTGCCTAGGGAATGCAATCAAGTACATATGGAGGGCAGACTTAAAGCATGACGATGGAGGACTTACGGACCTAAGGAAGGCCCTCTGGTACCTCGAAAAAGAAATTGCCACAAGGGAGTATTTTGGTGCTGAACGTGTAAGCCAACCTAAGGTTAACCTAAACAGACTATAGTAGTCTTAATTAAATTTAAATGGAGTTAGAGTTATGGAAATGACAATGAATAAAATGCCACTAAAGGATTCGCAGATTAACCTAAGACTAAGGGAAAGTCAGATTGCTAAACTGGATAAGATAGCTTATAAGAGGGGCCTTTCTAGGTCAGCTCTTATAAGACATATTGCGGATGGTAGAATAAAACTAAGTAATTAGCCCCTATAATAGTCTATTATTATTTATAAAGGGGGAGGGAGAGGGGCTGATGGATGGTTTACTCATAAGGGATTCTCAGGCCTCCTTAGACTATAATAGAGGGGTCGTTCCTCTCTATAGGTGCGAGTTTTTGGACCAAGTACTATTTGGCTCGAAATCTGAAAAACAAAAAAGATGAGAATACACCAAGGCTAATAAGGTCTACTAAGGGGTCTAGTGACCTACTTTGATTAGAACGTCTTGAAGTGTACTCTCTATAGGTGCGAATTTTAAGGACATATATATGGATTATGAAGATATAGCTTTTGATATAGTAGAGCAGCTGTACAAATTGGAGACAAGTAAGACTAAAAGAGGAGGACAACTAAGGACATATCTGAGGAAGGGACACGGTGAGCGGGTGGATCTCGCTTACAGCATATTAGACAACACCATCGCAGGTATGAATAAAAGAGAAACGCTGGTTTGTATCGGTGAGAAGGTCGGGATGTTCTTCATGAAGCAGATGGGATTCACTCAATCTGAGATGGGTTTCAATGGCGACTACAAGTTAAAAACTAAGCTAATGAAGGTAGGGGTAGAGGCTGTTGGTATTTTGTCTCTGCTGGGCCATGTGAAGCTTGCTAAGGCCATAAAGATGAAGGGTAAGAATGAGATGAACACCATAGAGCCACTCAGTGATGTCTTTATGAAACTGGCCATCGAGTCTGAAAAATCTATGGGACTGTTCCCAAGTGAAGAGTATGAGCCGTGGGTTAAACCGTGGAAAGGACAGTACTCTATAGTGAAGAAAATGCCGGTAGGGTGGGATGACAAATACATGCCTGATGTGATACCAGAGGTCTACAAGGCTCTTAACTACTACGGTAGTACACCATTCGGCATCAACAAGTGGCTCCTAGAGACCGCTGGGGTGATGTCTGGTGAAGAACACCCATGGTGCCCTACTAAAATGGATGATAGTTATGTTACTGAAATACTACATGAACTGGTCCGGACTAAACAGAAGGAAGACTTTGTAAAAGGTAAGAAGGCAGAGTGGGCACTATCCGTTGGTATCCATGGGGATTTCCTAGACAAGCTTTCTAAACAAATGGCCAAGGATTGGTACACAGAGAAGTCCGAGCCCTACATCAAGGTAATCTCCGAGCACTCTAAGAGGGTTGAGTTTGATATGGTAATGAGGAAGGCCGGAGCTCTTGACCATACTAAGGCATTCTATTTTGACTATCAATTAGATTCAAGGGGAAGGTTTTACCCCATGCAACAGTGGTTAGAGCCTACCGGTTCTGATCTGTCCAAGGCATGCCTACAATTCTTTAATCCTACACCATGGTCCCCTGATGTAGAGCTGTCTCTCGCATATCATATAGCTAACTGTGCCGGTAAAGACAAGTTAAGCAAGGAAGAGAGAATAGCTTGGACTTATAGTAACTATGAGGATATCAAGGTAGCGGTAAGGGACCCTAACAACTCACCACTAGTTAAGGCCATTCAAGACGAGAAGAAAACCAGATGGCAATTTCTGGCAAGTGCCAAGTCTTTTGTAGACTTAGTTGAGAGTGACGAACCGGAAAACTGGGGATGTCACATACCTATAGGACTCGATGCTACTAACTCGGGGTTACAGATTCTCTCTGCCCTTGTAAGGGATAGAAAGGGATGCGAAGACACTAATGTCATACAACATCCCTCTAGGGATATCGGTGACGCCTACGAGGAAGTCTGGGACGTGTCAAAGACTAAGATGTATGCACTGGCCGAGGGGACAGACAACACAGGCCTCTCTGAGCGACTTAAGGCTTACATCGACAATGGGTCTAGGAAGGTCACCAAGAGACCTACTATGTCCTATTACTACTCAGCGGGGGAAGAGTGTATCCGTTATCAACTCTATAATGATAGGTCCTCCTTTGGCTCAAGGGTGTTCTCTGATATGAGGTATAAAGACACTAAGGAGTTAGCGTCCTGCATCTATGGTGCATTGGATGGTGAAGCAGGTGCATACCCTTCTCAGGCGAGGATCCTTAAGACCTTCCAAGAGGGTGCCAAGAATAGAATAAAAAAGTCAGACGATGTGTACATATCATGGAAGACTCCAACCGGTTTTACGGCCTTTCAAGGCTACGGTAAGATCCATACTAAGAGGATTAATGTTAAATTCGGGAAGGCTAAGAAGGATGTCACGGTTGCTTATGGTTTCGATGGTCCATTATCCTCCAGACATAGGACAGGCATATCTGCAAACATCGTACACTCCTTAGATGCATCCCTGATGACTAAAACATTATCATGTTTAGGGGACGTAGGTGTTAAGGATTTCATGATGATTCATGACCAGTTTTCGGTGCCTGCCAACCATGTTGACCTGTTGTTTGAAGAATTTAAAGGTGTGTTTGTAGAAACTATGTCTGAAAACCTATTAGCTAGTATTCTAGGGGACATAGGCCACAGTGACTCGGATATACAATATGGTGATGTCAAGGATAGTGAAATACTAAATTCCAATTATATAATCTCTTAAAGTTCTCACCTATAGTAAGGAACTAATTGATTTTTGAGGGATTATATGAAGGCATTGATAGATGGTGACGTTTTAGTTTACCAGTTCGGGTGGATAGCACAATCAGCGGATTACACAGTATTAGATAACGAAGGTGAGGTCCTTTTTTCAGGAAGAAATAAGACAGAGTGTAATAATTTCATCAAAGAAGTAGCAGGCTTTGGTGCAGCTGTCGAAGAGTACACTGTATCGAAAGGTGAGGATGTTTGCACACCGATAGAGGATACTTACTCTGGCATTGATACAAGGATAGAGTGGATTACTAAAAAGTCTAAATGCACCACCAATCAGGTCTACCTATCCGGAAAGAATAATTTCAGAGAAGGTGTGGCAACAATTAAACCGTATAAGGGCAACAGGTCAGGAGACAAACCGCTCTACTATGAGAGGATTAGAGAGTACTTTGTTGAAAAACATAACGCTATAGTCAGTGAAGGTGAGGAGGCAGATGACCTGTTAGGTATTTACCAGACAGAGGACACATGTATCTGCACTATCGATAAAGACCTGTGGACAGTTCCGGGTTTACACTTCAATTTTAAAAGTGCTCTTCTTGATGATGTTACTAAGGAAGAGTCTGTTTATAACCTACAACACCAGCACATATTAGGGGATAGAGTCGATAATATTCCCGGAATAAGGGGTATGGGTCCGGTTAAGACTGAGAAGGCCCTCAGGGACAAATCTGAAGAGGAGAGATGGCTACTAATCGCTGACTTATATAAGAAGGAGTACGGTAACGACTGGGAGAAGAGTCTTCTGGAAGTTGGTACTTTATTATATATAAGACAGGAAAAAGACGAAGTTTGGGAAGTGCCGGAATCTTGTTTTCCAAAAGTTCGCACCTAAGCATACACCACGTCGGAAGTATGCGTTTTTTAATCAACCTAGAAGGAAATTATGGCAGAAGCAAATAAAGTCATTAGAGATGCAGAGCTCCATTGGTGTTCTGTGGATAAAAATAACCCCGTTGACAGTTTCAGTAAGAAGGTCTGGAGTGTTGCAGTACATGTAAACAAAGAGACAGCCAAGAAACTTAAGAAGGCTAAATTTATCAAGGCTTTGAAGGAAGTCGAAGATGCGGAAGGCAACGAGACTGGTTTGTACAAGATTAATCTTAACAAGCTAGCGTTTAACCGTAAAGGGGACCCACTAAGACCGCCCGGAGTTTTTATACTAAACGAAGGTGGTCAAATGGAACCCTTAGACACATCTGTTGTATCTATTGGAAATGGCTCAAAGGGTCATGTATCTTTCAGTACATATGATTGGAGTTTTGAAGGAAGAAGTGGTACAAGTATGTCACTACAGAATGTTGTAGTTACCGACCTTGTGCCTTATGTGAGATCATCTGGAGCAGACGAATTCGGGTTAGAACAAGCCGAGGGTTCAGAGTTCAAGGTAGAAGATATTAAAGAAGAGGCCGCTGAAGAGGATGTCTTTTAATAGAAATAGATAGATAACACAGAGAAGTCCCCTATCTAACGGTAAGGGACTTTTTTTACGCCTACGAAGGATGGCATATGAAACATAAAAAAAGCGAAAGCAAACTAATTAAATCAGACCAACCGTGTGGTGTCCCACCATGTACGTCTTCTGATGGAAGGGCCTATTATGATAATGGTGATAGGATAACGTCTCATTGTTTCGTCTGTGAGAATGATAAACTGGAGCGTTATAAAGATGGTGCCGTATTAAACACACCAACTGCTACAGATGATTTTGAAGACATAGAAAGTCTAAGACAGATTAAGGAAGACTTCGAGTCAAGGGGTTTTCAAGAAAGGAAAATACCTAAGAATATCGCTGAAGCCTACGGTGTTAAGGTAGGTTACAGCAACAGTGGTGAGATAATTTACCACTACTACCCAGTACATGGTGAGGGGAATCGTCTTGTTGGGTATCAGAGAAGAGATGTCGAGAATAAGAAATTCTACGGAATAGGAAAGGTAGGTAATGAAAACCAGTTAATAGGATCTGATGTTGCCAATGACAGGCGCATACTTGTTATTACAGAAGGTGTACTGGACGCTATGTCCTATCAAACTGCAATCTACAAGAAGTACAAGAAATTCTTTCCTGTAGTAAGTCTTATCAATGGTGCCGGAGGTGCATCAAAACAGATAGCCCACAACTTAGAGTTCATAAACTCTTTTGAAAAAGTAATACTAATGTTTGATTCAGACGAGGTTGGTAGGGACGCTGCTCACAAATGCGCCAAAATGATAAGAACAGGTAAGGCGTTTATAGCTGACTTAAGTCAACATGGTAAGGATGCCTCTGATTATCTAGTGGCAGGAAAAACAACCGAACTGTTATCATCCGTATGGGAGGCGAGACAGTACTCTCCTGCAGGAATTGTCAACTCTATAGATACCTTTGAGGAATTTATAAAAGACAGAAGAGAGGACAGTGTGCCGTACCCAGAGTGTTTCGGTAACGTCAATGACATGACCTTTGGCAGGAGGACAGGTGAATTGTCAGTCTTCACTGCTGGAACAGGTGCAGGTAAATCTACATTTTCCAAGGAAGACATCTACCACCTATTATTGACTACAGAGGATATGGTAGGGATTGTGTCGCTGGAAGAGAGTGTCAGAGAAACTATGGACAGAGTTGTTGGTATTCACATCAACAAGGCCATCTACTTGCCTGATACAGTTTTTGATAGAAGCGGTGATGAAGGTAAGCAGGCTTGGGAGGAGACTATGGGGTTGGGAAGGTTAACTCTTTTGGACCACCAAGGTTCTGTGACAGACGATTCTCTGCTTACTAAAATGGAATACATGATAGCTCTGGGTTGTAAGTGGTTGTACTTAGACCACATAACGATGGCAGTGTCTGAGGCTGATGGTAATCAGAATCAGGCTATGGATAAACTAATGTCGGATCTTTTGAAGCTTTGTAAGAAGCATGACGTCTGGATAGGAGTTGTATCGCACTTAAGGAAATCACCCTCAGGTGGTAAGTCTTTCGAGGCAGGTGCAGATATAACTGAAGATGATTTAAAAGGTTCCGGTTCTTTAAAACAGGTCTCAATGCAGACCATTGCATTCTCAAGAAACAAATACGCTGATGACGAGGATGATAGACAAGTTGTAAAAATATCAGTACTTAAAAACAGATTCTCTGGTGTTACAGGCCCTGCAGGTGCTGCAAGGTATGACCAAAACACCGGTAGACTGTTCAAAACCGTGATGGATTTTTTATAGAGGGAAGGTTATGAGGTTAATATTTGATTTAGAAGCAAACGGTCTTATGGAAGAGGTCGACACAATCTGGTGCATAGTTGCTTACGATTTGGATGAAAAAGTTACACACGCATTCACTGACCATGTTCCAAACCAGAAACCCCTAAAGGATGGTATTGCACTATTAGAAAGTGCAGACGTCCTTATAGGCCATAACATAATTATGTATGACATGCCCGTACTGAAGAAGATAACAGGAAAGGTTTTTAAAGCTAGACTTATTGATACTTTTCTGTTAAGCCAACTCCTTGATTTTAATAGAAAATTAAAGTACAGCATAGGCCGTCACGGTCTTGCGAATTGGGGGGAATACTTTGGTGTTCCCAAGCCCGAGCAGAACCAGTGGTTAGTTTGGGAAAACAACATGCTCCACAGATGTGTCGAGGATGTTCGTATCAACTTACGTGTGTACAACCAACTGGTCAAAGAACAGAAGGTGGTACAGATCCCTAAAAGATCTATAGAAAGGGAAATGGATGTCGCTAAGATAAGTGCTGTTCAGGTGGAAAATGGATGGCTGTTTGACAAGGAACTGGCCAAAGAACATGTTGAATTCTTAGACGAGGAACTTGAAAGAATAGCTGAACTGGTCGAGCCTCTTTTGCCTAAAAAGGTAATATGTAAAGACCATTGGGTTACTAACGAAGAGTGTAATGACTTACTTTGTGCTTACGATAAAAAGAGATTCCCTATGGGTTTCGACTATGAGTCTGAAAACACTTCAGGTAAGAAGCTCAGGAAGCCTAAGACCAAAATAAGAGTTAAATCAGGAAAGCTCCACTCAAATACATGTAAGGATTTTGAAATAGAACCCGACAGTGACTTAGTGGGTGGCCCTTACACTAGGGTTGGTTTTGAGGATGTCTTCATGTCTCAAACGGCACAGGTTAAGAATTTCCTCCTTACACAAGGTTGGAGACCAACTCAGTGGAACTATAAAACCACAGAGGATGGTGATAAAGAGAAAACATCTCCTAAACTAACGGAGGATTCATACGACTCTATCGATGGTGAGTTGGGGCGTAACATAGCTCTGCATGCAATCTATCGACACAGGCGTAACACTATATCTAACATCAAGGATGATGGAAAGGGTTGGTTAGGTGTTATGAGAGATGACTCTAGGGTGGAATGTGTCCCCTTTACACTAGGAACTGCCACAGGACGTATGTCACACAGGAAACTTGTTAATGTTCCCGGTGCCAAGTCTACTTTTGGTAAGGAAATGAGAGAACTATTCACTGCCCCTGAGGGTATGGTTCTTGTGGGTTGCGACTTATCGTCAGCGCAACTTAGGCTGTTGGCATCAGCAATGGAGGATGACGATTACAGTGAAGTTGTTCTGACAGGCAAGGAGGATGAAGGTACAGACATTCACACGGTAAACGGTGTAGCTGCAGGTTTGATAGACCCTAAATGGTCCTTAGATAGTAAGGCGAGGGCCAACGGAAGGTCTAACAGTAAGACTTTCATCTACGCTATGCTATTTGGTTCTGGCGATGCCAAGATTGGGACCATTGTAGGGGGTTCCTCTAGAGATGGTAGGAAGTTGAAGAATAAGTTCCTCAACAGCTTACCTTCTTTAGGGTCTCTACTTAATAATCTAAGAAGTGAATACAAGACAAGTAATGAAAAATATATTAAACTTCAGGACAAGAGGAAGATACAAGTTGACTCTGCCCACAAGATACTCAATTACAGACTACAAGGTGATGAAGCTATTCTTACGAAAGAATGGATGTGTGTATCCAACAGGAGAATCCTAGAGGAAGGTATAAGATGTAAGCTACTGGCTGTTATGCATGATGAGCAAAACTTTGAATGCCATCCGGATGATTCTAAAAAACTAGCTAAGTTACTAGAGGACTCGGCAACAGAGGCTGGTAGAAATCTTGGGTTCAACTGTCGTATGGATGGTAATTCTAAGATAGGTAAAAATTGGTATGAAATACACTGACAGGGGTTAAGAAATGACAAATACACTAATATTGATAATACTACTGGTACAACTGCCGGTTTTCTTATATGCATATTTCACGGCTGGTAGTTTTGTAATAAACAAACTGAGAAGAGTTAGAAGGGCTAACACCATCAAGAGGTATAGGAGAGAAAGAGATGACAGCTAAAGACAGTACTATGTGTATTGAAGAGGCCATTGCAAGAATGAATGTGCTTAAAGACAAGGCAACATCATCCGCTATGTGTTTAGAAACCCACAGCATGATGACTACGCTTTTACTACTCAGGGGACTCGGTTTTAAACGAGTTGCCTTAACGGAGGTTTAAAAATGAAACTATTAACAAACGTAGAAAGGGTTAGAAATTTATTAACAAGTAATATGTACCTAAGGGACAGTGACCAATCTTTATTGGTTACGGTTTGGGGTCTGAGATTGAAAGAGAAAGGTTACAGTTTGAGCACTCTATCAAGTGCTACACTCCTGATGATGATAGCAGAAGGTCAATTACCTCCAGCAGAGTCTATAAGAAGGGTTAGACAGAAGCTTCAACAAGAGAATCCTGCATTAAGGGGTAAACTTTGGGCTGAAAGACACGGCCATGAGGAAGATGTTAAAAGGGAGCTATCGGAGATTTCGTAATGAAGGTTAAGTACTTAAACATTAATATAGACAGAGAGAGAAGTAAGAGAATGACAGCTCAGGCTGTGGACCTACTTAAAGGTTATTACCTAAAAGGGTCCGAGAAAGACCCACAGGAGGCTTACGCAAGGGCTTCAGTAGCTTACTGTGGTGGTGACTTAGAGTTAGCCCAGAGGTTATATGATGCTGTTAGTAATAATTGGTTCATGTTCAGCAGTCCTATTCTTAGTAATGCTCCTAACCCCGGTGAGGAAACTACCGGACTTCCTATCAGTTGTTTTCTCAGCTATATTCCTGATACTCTTGGTGGTCTTATCAGTCACCAGTCTGAACTTGCTTGGCTTAGTGTAAAGGGTGGGGGCGTGGGGGGTCATTGGTCGGATGTTCGTGCAGTTAGCAACAAAGCACCATCACCAATACCCTTCATAAAGGTGGCAGATTCAGCAATGACTGCCTATAAGCAAGGTCAAACAAGAAAGGGGAGTTATGCAGCATACTTGGACGTATCGCATCCGGACATCGTTGAGTTCCTTAATATTAGGGTCCCAACGGGTGGTGATTCAAACCGTAAGTGTTTTAATCTTAACAATGCTATCAATATTACTGATGGTTTCATGGATGCCGTTGTTGGTGATGACACTTGGGACCTTATCGATCCTCACGATAATAGCGTCAGGGATACTGTCTCTGCTAGAGGTATGTGGGAACGTATTCTCGAAATACGCTACAGGACTGGTGAGCCTTATCTCAACTTTATTGACGAGGCTAATAGGAAGCTTCCGAGAGCTCTTAAAGATAAAGGACTGAAGATTCGTGGGAGTAATCTGTGTAATGAAATACACTTACCAACAGAGGATGGTCGCACAGCTGTGTGTTGCCTCTCGTCACTTAACTTGGAGACGTATGATGAATGGAAAGGAACGACAATGGTGGCCGACCTTATTACTATGTTGGATAATATTCTCGACAACTTCATTGATAATGCCCCTAGGGAGTTAGCTAACGCTACCCATTCGGCTTATCAGGAGCGTAGCCTAGGGTTAGGTGCAATGGGGTTCCATTCGTACCTACAATCTAAGAATATCCCTTGGGAGTCTTCAATGGCTGTCGGTCAGAACAAGATGTTATTCAAACATATTAAGGAGAAGGCAGTTGAATCTACGAGAGCACTTGCTAGAACCCGAGGTGAGTATCCTGATGGGGTTGGCACTGGTGACAGGAATTCTCATCTCCTTGCTATTGCTCCTAATGCTAACAGCGGGATGATTATCGGAACCTCAGCATCTATTGAACCTATTAAGTCAAATGCTTATACGCACAAGACTAGAGTAGGCTCACACTTCATCAAGAATAAACACCTTGAAGTAGTGTTAGAAGAGCACCGACTAAGACTTGGTAAAGATAAGGAGTGGCTGGACCGGGAGTGGAGAAACATCGGACACCATGAGGGTTCAGTACAACAACTTGACTATCTGTCTGAGTGGGAGAAGGACGTCTTCAAGACAGCCTTTGAGCTTGACCAGAGCTGGGTAGTTGAACAGGCTGCACAACGACAGGAGTTTATCTGTCAGGGTCAATCTGTTAATCTTTTCTTCCCCTCTGGGAGTGATAAGTCTTATGTTAATAAGGTGCATCTACAAGCGTGGAAGGGAAAACTTAAGGGTTTGTATTATCTAAGAACATCTGCAAGTGTTAACGCAGAGAACGTAGGTAAGCAAGTAGAACGTGTAGCGTTAAAGGATTTTGTAGAAGATACAGAGTGTCTTGCGTGTAGTGGTTAGGGGGAATTATGGTTAATTTCGATAAAGGAAAACTTCCTTCGGGGAGAAAGTCAAATGAAAAAGTCTTTGTTTTAGAGTGTAATACAGAGGTAACAGCAAGTCAGTTGTCTGAACTTACAGGTTGGAAACTGGACCGTTGCTATAAAAGACTGAAAAAGTCCAACAAGTGGGAGGATATAATAAAAGAGTTTAGACCAAGGACTATAATATGGAAGCTTGATGACGGGAGTACCATCACAGCACCTGATTTGGCTAAAAAAATAGACTGCTCCAACAGTACGGCCTTCCTACGACTACAGAAGACCTCTGACCCCGCTAGGCTTTTTAGGCCTATTGAAACTAAACAACAAAGGACTGATTGTTGGGGAGCCCGCATAGTTTGGGAAGATAAAGAGGTGCAGGTTATTATGGGTATTCCTGTAAACCCCAGTTATATGGATGGTACCCCTAACGGGTGTCTTCATTTGGACAGGGACGGTAAGAAGATGACCTTCAGGGAGATTTCTAGTTTAGTTAGGTACCGCCTTGGGAATAGAGAAGAGTGGTTAGAAGATAAAAATAAGAGGGAAACACATGAGCTTGTTACAGGAAAATAAAACATATAAACCGTTCAAATACCCGTGGGCTATGGAGCTTACGGAGCAACATGAAGATTTACATTGGACGGAGAAAGAACTAAACCTAAGTGACGACGTTACCCAATGGAAAGACGGGTCACTGTCGGACACTGAGAAGAACCACATCACACAGATCCTCAGACTATTCACACAGTCTGACGTTGTGGTGGCCGGCAACTATTCAACACTGTATATCCCAAAGTTTCTAAACAACGAGATTAGGTCTATGCTGCTATCCTTTGCAGCTAGGGAAGGTATACACCAAAGGGCGTACGCTTTACTTAACGACACGCTAGGGCTACATGAGAGTGAGTACTCCATGTTCCTAGAGTACGACGCTATGGTAAAGAAGGTTAACTTCATGAAGGACGCAGATGTAAATACACAGCACGGCTTGGCAAAGTCCTTAGCCTTAAGTGTATTCAATGAGGGTGTGTCCCTCTTCAGTGCGTTCGTTATGCTGTTGAACTATCAAAGGTACGGCAAGATGAAAGGAATGAACACGGTAGTTGAATGGAGTATCAGGGACGAGACGATGCACGTTGAGGGTATGAGTAAACTATTCCGTGAGTTTGTAGCGGAGCATCCAAGACTGGTAAATGATGGATTTAAAAAGGAGATTTATGAGATGGCAAGGACCATTGTTAAGCTTGAAGACAAAGTTATCGATTTGGCTTATAAGGCTGGGAGCGTGGATGGTCTTGGTAAAGGTGAAGTTAAAACGTACATTAGGTATTTGGCTGACCGAAGATTAATCCAAATGGGGTTTAAAGGAAACTTTAAAGTTAAAGAGAATCCTCTACCATGGGTTGAAGAGTTGACGTCCGGAGATTCGATGAGCAACTTTTTTGAAAAAACAGTAACAGACTACTCCAAGTCTGGCATGACGGGGGATTGGGGGTGGGAATAAACAGGAGAACTTTATGTTCAAAGAGTTTTTAAAAGAAACACAGTGGTTACTTATAGTTATATTCGGAGTAAGTTTAGCCTTAGGAGGCACAGCACTACATACAATTAAAAAGAACTACGATATAAAACAGGATACAAAGGGAATCCCTGATCAGATCTGGGAGATACGAGAGTATGAAGAGAAGGAAGGTCTTAAGTTTACCAAACTATCAGAGACTCTATATAGTA